TGGCACCTGGAAAATGGGTGCGTAGCCCTATTTTGAAGAACCTTTCTATGAGGCTTGCCAAATTGCGATATAGAACTGTTTAGGTTTATATGTGGCAGTTGTAGTAGGAACATATGGATAGGCTACTTCGGCGATATATGAAACTTATCATATGTTGGTCCAAGAAGCCTATGAAGAATATCGGGCAGAGATTGAAATGATATTAGGCTCGCCTGGGACAAGTGATGAAAAAGGCATAGAAATGGGTGAAGCCTGGGCTGAATATAAAGCAAGACGGGAAGAATTAACAGCAGAACGGGATGATTATTTAGCAAGCGCTTTTTCTCAAAGTAAAGATTATGAGGATGGCATAGATTTTTCTTATGAAGTAGAAATTGATTAAAAGGAGGGCATTGCCTTATGGCATTTTTAAATAATAAAATGACCGCCTATACTGCCCCAGATGGGTTGGTTTATGATTATGCGGTAGCCCGTGAAGATGGCGAACACTTATATGTAAAGTATTTATACTTAACTAAATTTGATAATATCAATAATTATGTATTGGTGGATGACCCATATGATACAAAAGATAAAAACTGATTTATGTAATTTAGTGCGTTCGCTTGGCTATAATATCACAGATAATGGGGCTTATGTAGAAAATTTTCCTTGGCTGATGTTAAGGGTAAGTAGCAATCACAATTACCGCACGACAACTACAATAGAAAATGATTTAACACTTATTATTGATATTTTTAGTATTTATAAAGGTGAAAAAGAAATACTCGATATTGTTAGCAATATCACTAATCATATTTGGGAATTAAAAGAAAACAATCCAAATATTATTTATATTAATCAAAGAGATTTAAAGATTATTGATGATAAAGCAACCGGTCCCGTTAAAAAGCACGGGATTGTTTATTATACATTTTCACTATCTTCTTCTATTGGAGAGGAGGACAACACAGATGATACAACCGGGAATTGATGTTGTTGTAATGATTGATAATAAACCAGTAGCAGGACAAACTAATGCGAAATTAAATAGAATGATGAGCGCTATTGAGATTACGAATAAAGTTACTGGTGATTGGAAAGAATATATAGCAGGATTGCGGAATTGGAAAATTCAGTGCGATGGTTTATATGTGGTAGATGATGAAAGTTTAAATTCATTAGAAGATGCTTTTATGAATAACACAGAAATAGAAGTAAAATTATCTCTAAATAATAAGAACTATTTTGGTCGGGCTTTGATAATTGACTATCCCTTAAACTCAAATTATAATGCGTAGTTCAAGTATAATTTAACATTATTAGGAAATGGAGCATTATCAATTGTTAATAACTGAACGCCCGCAGGTAGAGATAGATAAGTGGTATGCTATCGCAATAGGAGAAATAGGCATACCACCTATTGATTTCTATACTATGACAGTGGAAGAATTAGAATTAGCATATAAGGGTTATCAGTAGAGGTTAGAAGATTAGACTAATTTGTTCTTATTAGCATTAATTAGAAGCAAAAGCGATAATAAATATGAACTTTTTCATATAACAGAAGATTTGGGATATAATATAGGTAGTTTAGAAGAACGCCAACAAGTATTCCAAAAATTAAATCTATAAGGGGTTATATAAAATGGATTTAATAAATCAACAAATTTAGACACTAATGGATAATTAGAGTTAGGTTAGTATTAGTTAGCCACCACAAGACCAAACTCCACAAATGGTTTTACAAAATAGTAATGCTAATAATGAGATGACCGAAGAACAAATTGCTCGTGTCGCTGGACGCGGGATTGATAGAGAAGGAGGTAATTATTAGTGCTAATTAATGGTGTTGATATTTCAAATTTAGGTATTAAATTATATGATAGAGTATTAAATTCTAATGAGATTAATACTATTGATGATTGGTTAGATGGAGATATCCAACCAACTAATATTAGACAACAAGTTAAATTTAGAAATATCAAATTAAGTTTTTTATTTTTGAGTAATAATGAAGAAGACGCATTTTATCGTATTAGTCAATTAACAGCAATGCTGAAACAAGCAA